GTTTGGTCTTGGTCCAGTCCCATAACCCACTGAAGTTGACTACGGTCTCGTCCCATAAATCAAACTGGAGGAGACCGTGGCTCGCCGGTGATCCTTCATAGGTCTCGTAGGTCTTGCCACACTCTTTGGCCAACTTGATACTTTCCTCGACGGCGGCATGGTACATCGTCTCGAATATCGTCTGGTTCATTTCCTTGGCGGACCTACTGTCAAAGGCTATGCCACACATCATAAACGTATCGGCTAAACCCTGGACGCCTATACCGATCGGTCGGTGACGCATATTGGACCTCCGAGCCTCCTCGATAGGGTAAAAGTTGATATCGATCACCTTGTTCAAGTTTCGGGTCAGTATCTTGGTGACTTTGTGCAGTTCCTGATAATCGAACGTGCCATTCTTGTCCACGAACTTGGGAAGGGCCACTGATCCGAGGTTGCATACGGCCGTCTCGTCCTTGTCACTGTACTCAATGATTTCCGTGCACAGGTTGGACGATTTGATAATGCCGAGGTTCTTTTGGTTGGATTTCTTGTTGCAAGCGTCCTTGTAGAGCATGTAGGGCGTACCCGTCTCTGCTTGCGATCGCACGATCGAGCGCCAGACTTGGGAAGCGGGAACAACCTTGTTCGCTCGACCCTCGGTTTCGTACATGGTATACAGCTCCTCAAACTTGTCGCCGTAGACCTCATGCAGTCCAGGGGCTTTGTCTGGACAGAACAGTGACCAGTTGCCGTCTTCCTCGACCCGTTTCATGAACAGGTCAGGTATCCATAAGGCCGTGAACAGGTCCCTGGCACGTGCTTCCTCGTCACCCTGGTTTAATCGGAGGTCGAGGAAGTCCATGATATCGGCGTGCCAGGGTTCCAAGTACACCGCGATCGACCCTTTGCGTTTCCCGGCCTGGTTGACGTACCGCGCCGTCGAGTTGAATACCCGCAACATGGGTATGATACCGTCGGATACACCATTGGTTCCTCTGATAACTGAGTTGTTCGCTCTCACGTTATGGATGTGCATACCGATCCCCCCGGCCCATTTACTGATTTGGGCACACTCTTTGAGCGTATCGTATATCCCGTCAATACTGTCATCCTTTGCAGCTACAAGGAAACAGCTACTGAGTTGGGGTTTTCGTGTACCGGCATTGAACAGGGTCGGTGTTGCATGTATAAACTTACCAGCGGCCATATACTTGTACGTTTCAAGTGCACTGGTCACATCGTCACAGTGTATACCGACCGAGACCCGCATAAACATGTACTGCGGACTTTCAATACCAGTGTTCAAGTAACTCTTCTCGAGGGTCTTGATACCAAAGTAGCCTAAGGTCGTATCGAGATCGCGATTGATCGCTTTGTTCAACTGATCTTTCTCAGTCTCGACAAAAGTGTACACGTTGTCTGCCAGAATACCCTTTTCCCATAACAGTTTCATAGCGTCTGTAAACGTCACGGGAATACTCTTTTGGATATTACTGGCCACAATACGTGTAGCCAGCTTTTCATAGTCGGGGTTATCGGTGATCATCGCGACAGCTGTTTCAGCGGATAAACTGTCAATTTCGGAGGTGGGCATACCGTCGTACATGGACGAGAAAATAACTTGGGCTACTTTTTCGGCACTTACCTGAGGTGATAATCCTTTGGTAAGTTTCGATATACGAGCTGTGACATTATCGAACTTCATAGGCGCCATGACCCCATTACGTTTAAGAACTCTCATCTTTTGTAGGGTAGCTTATTAAATTTTTAATTAGTTGCATCGGAGCTGAGGCTCGCGAATAGGAACAGGCCCGCCAAGCTCGGCTTTACGATCAGGGCGAAGGTAGTACGTATTGACTAAAAAATCTCCATCTTGACCAGGTGGGGTCACAGGTACGTAAGAACCTACAAACGTATCAGGAGTGGGGAGTTGAGCTTCAGAAATATAATCACATGGGATAGAGTACACTTCATCAAAATCGGCCATTGTATTTACTATCACCTAGTTTTTTTTTCGTGTCGTACTATAACATGGAAGCTTCCCCTGATATTCTCAACAGTATAAAACAAACTGCCACTCCTTTGAACACGTTGTACTTTTCGGATTACAATATGAGATTGGTTCATCGTGGTATACGCCAAAAGTTCAAGGACTTGACTGGTAAATCGATCGATTACCAGAACCATGCTGATGTGGTATCGATTATGAGGTACGTGTTCATTATGAACGCTGTGAATCCGTATGATAACATGTACGCCCAAGTCAAGATGATGAACGAACGATCAATCGACATGGCCGTACGCCAAATGAAGACAGGATTTGCTCAGTTTATGGGGTACGTGAAAGATATCAATTCACCAATTGTACCGCCTACTCTACCTGCTAATACTTCACTGTATGGTAAAAAAATAGCAACTGGATCATCTATAGGTACCAGAGCCTGAACCGGAGCCTGAACCGGAGCCTGAACCGGAGCCTGAGCTACGGGAGCCGGAGCCGGAGCCGGAGCCTGAGCCTGAGCCTGAGCCTGAGCCTGAGCCTGAGCTACGGGAGCCGGAGCCAGAGCTACGGGAGCCGGAGCCAGAGCTAAGGGAGCCGGAGCCAGAGGCTGAACCGGAGCCATAATTACATTGTATTATCCTTTTAGGGTTCAATACTTCCTGTATTTTGATTATTGCTTTATCAGGGCCAAAAACCATGAAAAACATGCCTGATATTGCTCCTATTATATACACTAAAAGTAAAACTAAAAAAATCATTCTTTTACTTAAGGACACGGATTTAATTTATATTAAAATGTTGAATTACGTGTTCATGAAAATGGTTTCAATGGTAAACGTGTATAGAAGATTTTTTAGACCTAAAGACTATACAATTGAAAACGTTACACTCGTGTACAATCAGAAAAAGAAACCATATAGAAAAAGACCTGGAATATGGGATCGTGAACAGTACTACTGGACACCTGAAGGATCTACACATTATGTTGATTACACATGGTACTATCAGAACGGATGTTGGGTTCCTGATGATACACTGTTCAAAGTGAAATACTGGTACCAAGGGCGACTTTATACGTTTGTAACGCGTGACAAAGAACATACATGGCCTCCTAATCAGTCAAAAGAAATGAAGTTTACTTTGCCTATAGTTAATGCAGTTATCATAAAAGATGACGGTACAGTTGTATCAGTAAACAATCAAATTAAAAAAACTGCAGGACCGTTTCACAATTTTTTTAACCAGAGGTTAACACCGTACGATATAATTGATACGTACGATTTCAATACGTTAATAATTGTCAATGTACTGAATAATGTATTTAAATTTCACAAAGATGAAATTATTCAGTTGCCTTAGTGGCCATATAAAAATTCATCTCACCGAGGTTGGCTACATTGTACTTCAATGTCAGAAACCTGTTCTGTTCTTCCTGGACAATACGAACAGTCGAGCACATGCTGGTTGCTTTTGTGAACAAGTTGAGGTACTTGAGTGAATATACACCTTCTATAGAGCCTTTGTAATTCTCATTGCATTCTATTACCGTTTCTTGGTTAGCAAAATCACCTTCACAACGAATATTAAGTTTATTACTTGATCGAACAATATGAAGCTCATTTCCTAAATTGTTCATATCTCGACATATACGTTGAAAATCAATAGATGGCATTACAGTAGTTACCGTGATAGGGACATTGGGAATTTCTATAAAATCTTCATTTATATCCAATAGTTTCAATTGGAACGATGTATATGATTTTTTGTTACCGTTTTCAATTTTAATGTCAAGAATTTCTTTGTTGTTAATTTCAAATGACAGTATATCATTATTCGAAATAGTCTTGAGTAGTTTAAACGTATTTGTTACGTTTATACCGGCTATAACTGGTTCATTACATGAATACTCTTCAAAATTATCAGCTAGGAGACTGAAATCGACTAAAGCTGTTCGTGCTGTATCGAGAGTAGTTATACGTATCCCTTTATGATCAAAATACACGTTTATATCATTTAGTATATCCTTTAAAACTTCAAATGCTGATTTAAAGGCTGAAGCTTGTACCGTTTTAAACTTCATTTTTTATATAGTGTAATCTAGTCTTTATAAGTATTATAAGCTTCGCCTACATTCCGACTGATCTTAGCTTCTAAATCTTTTGTCATAGCCGGTTGCAGTGATTGACCATAACTATCGAGACTGAAGAACGATCCCTCGCTACCATCGTCTCCGTCTATATTGTAGGTGATATTACACGATCCTCCAATCGGACAATTTGATATATCAGAAGGCAATAGCGATTCGAGCCATTGTTTTATCTCAGCACCCACTAAAATTTTACTGTTTTTCGTAAGTAAAGTTGGCACCCTGGATATTTTGTTTTTATACTCAGGGGCGATAGCTCTCTCATGAACATTGTGTAATTGTACCAGGGCCTGTAACTTTGGTGTGTTTCGCAAAAAATCAAGGAGATCGTTACAATGTGAACATTTGTGACTATAAATAAGTAAAGCAGCCATTCCTAAACTTTCACAATAAATTTCTTATATTTTTTTAAACGCACATAGTAATAATAAAATGAAAGATGATACAATTATATTTGGTCTTATTGCATTGTTTATAGTTTATACCTTGTCAACTCAGAAAGAAGGATTTTTTGATATGTCAGGCTATAATAAACCTTTACCAGCAATTAATCAAAAATACAACAAGCCTCTGACTGAATACAAACCTGTAAGTGAAAAAGGTATAACCAATGACGATGTCGAAGCTGCTGTAACAGCGACCCAAAAATATATCAGCGAGAAGTCAGGAAAATGTGTACATGTCATTGAAACCAATAAAATTGATAAACTCATAGGACCACGTGATTCTATTTTGTACAGGTGTCGTTTCATGATGATGGTGAAAGATGGAGGTTTTCCGTATGCTTTCGGTGTAGACACGGAAGTACTGGACGGTAAGGTTATAACAGCCCTTACCCAGTCTTTCGATACTTCAAACCAAGGTGTGGCAGATGAGAAAACGGGTAATTTTGAAGATATCGAGAAATATTATGATTCTAAAATTAAAGACGTATTCTAATGGCGTTGACTGTACAGGAAATTCAACGGATTGACGAGAAACGATCCAAAATAAAAAAAGAAATTTATACACGTATATACGAAGACTGTTCTCGTAAGATACGATCGGCTGCGTCGTTAGGAGAAACACAAATATTCTTAAAATTACCAACGTTCCTATTCGGATACCCAACTTTTGATATCGTAAAGGCAAGTAAATACACGAAGCGTCAACTCGAACATGGAGGGTTCAGTGTTATTGTAATATCCGTACCCAATGAACTCTACGTATCATGGAAACAACAGAAGGGTACACGTGCACCTGTTCAACATGTTGTTCCCCAGGAAGAAGATGTTACATTACCCAACCTTATGAACCTCAAAAAGCTGGCAAACAAACTGCGTAAACCCAAAACATAAAAAGTATTACAAAAATGTAAATGGAGAATTTGAACGTACTCGTCGAAGCAAAGAAAGAATACACCGAACAACTCAATTCTATAATGTGTCCACTTATGATCGAAGTATTTCAGGAAATCTATGAAGAAGCTCGCAAACCTCCTCGTACGAGAATTTTACAAAAATTTCAGAATTTACTAAAAGAAGTCAAACATTGGAACAACTCGATGATATCTGAACATAATACCAGGCTGATGCAAATATGCCCATGGTTCAACGATTTACTGGTGGCTGTGTTCATCAGTCACGTAAAAATACTTTCATCAGTTCGTATAAAAACCGAAACAAAAAAGATTTCTATAAAGTTACCTACAACTGAGGAGTTTTTACACGCGTGTTATCTCAAAGCAGCTGAAAATTTATATCTCGAACCTCACATTTTCAATGACGAGTCGAATGAATTTGAAAGAGATGAAAAACTATACGAACGTTTCAAGAAGTGTATAGACGAAACAATCAAAAAACTCGTGCCTATACAGGAAATTCTGAAAACGTATATTTCTCAGCCCGATAGTAGCATAGATGATATCCAAACACTCGAACCAATTGAACCAGAAATTATCGAACCCGAACCTTTCAAAGTAGAACAAGAACAGGAAGAGCAACCACAGGAAACACCCGAAGATGAACAAACGAAAGAAATTCAAGTCAAGGCGATGGAAGAACCTGAAGAAGGTGTTTTATTCAGAGCTGCGCCAGATGAAAAAAAAGAAAAGTCATTTATAGAATAATGGATAACCTTCGCAACCCAGTATATGCCTCTTTAGCTGCAGCTGTTATAACATATGGTTACATGTATGGAAAAGATGCCATGAACGCCGTGCCACCACAGGATAACAGTGTATATATAAAACCTGCTATTTTGAACGCCATCATGGTGTATTTTATAGTTCACATGGGAACCACCACACGTGAACCGATTTCAAGTGAACCTTTCTAAACTTAAAGATTGTGTACTATAAAAGTTTATAATAACATGTCTTCTATTACCGCTTGGTGTGATATGATGGAACAATTTCTCAATGAACTATCGCGTACTTTTCCAGAAGAACCCAGTGTGAAAAAGTACTCGACATCATTCGAATTGCTTCGTAAAAGCAATCCTCGCAAGTGTATTGACGTGTACATGAAAGGTGCATCGAAATCAGCCGATAAAATTATGCAGAAGGACACCGCATTTTTTGTAGAAATGGAAAAGGTTATGGGTATAGACCTTCTCAAGTTTTGGTCTGATGACTTGTCCGAAAACACCAAGAATGCTATCTGGCAGTACATACAGACATTGTACCTCCTCGGAACCACTATCACATCAATTCCCCAGGAGGCCTTGTCAGCTATAGAAGATGTAGCCAACAAATGTGCACTAAGTATGCAAAACGGCGACGGTGCATTCGATGAAAAAACTCTCATGTCGGGTATGTCAGGACTTATATCCTCATTGGGTGGTATGATGAGTGAAAAAAAACTAACACAATAGTAATATAAATACATGAGTGAACGGATATGGTTTGATGATCCTCGACATCTTATACGTTCAGATAAGTTATTGTCGTTTTGGCCTTCTAAAACCCAAAGTGTATCAGAGAGAGTCAATGCAACTTCTAGATTTGTTATATACAGTGGTATATTATTGTATCTTATAAAGAAAGATACAAGAATTCCTATTATAGTTATAGTTACTTTATGTATACTTTTTATAATGTATAGAGGTAAAATCATAAAAAAATATTCAGGTGATGATTACGTTCAGTCATGTCAAACACCGTCCAAAGAAAATCCGATGGGGAATGTTCTTTTAAGTGATTATACAGATAAGCCTAATCGTTTAGGAGCATGCATGTATGATGATGTTCAAGATGATGTACAAAAATATGTAGATAGTACGTTTCCCGTGAGTAATACTCGATCACACAGTGCTTTGCCTGAATATCAACGTAGAGCAGCTGCTCGGCAGTTTATTTCAGCTCCAGTGACCAGTATTCCAGGTGATCAGACTTCATTTGCTGAATGGTGTTATGGTAAGAAGAATAGACCATTGTGCCGAGATGATCCATCGATGTGTGATCCGAATGCCAGAGGAGCTCAACTTGAAATGTTTGCTGGTTTAGATCCATCTGGTCAGGGTAGAGGATTACCGAATTCAAGTTCTAGAATGACATCTACGTAAATTAATATATTAAATAGTTATAATAATAGATGTCTTACCAATTACAGCCTGGACTTTTAAACATTGAACAATCCTCTTTGCCTACAAATCCAGCAACTGATACGTTTGTCGTCCCACCTCAGCCAAGTAGTCTGCACTGCTTCGGTCGACCCAACACAATGTTGTATGGAACTGCTCCGTATAGAGCAGGTAAAGGTGCACCGAACAGTCTTATAGATTTAGATGATACACTCAGACCTCAATCCACATCGCAATTCAAGAAAAGTTATATTGATACTTACGAACAACAAGTATTCCCTCTTAACAAAATGCCATGCCCAGAACCTATAGAAAGTCATGTGATTGTACCAGGTAGTACTCGATCCGATAATCAAAACGCTATGTACGCACAGAGGTACTTATAGAGGTAATTAAAATATTTACAAAATGTAAAGATGGCTGAATTGTTGGCAATCGCCGGTATTTTAGGTCTTGCCTATATGGGTAACCAAATGAATAAAACAAAAGAAAATTACGAACCAGTTGCTGTACTCCACCCTATAAAAGAAGACAATAGTGAACAATCATACAGTAGAATAACCGACACGTACACAGGTGAAAAGCAAGTATCAAAAGGTGATTTGTATACAGAGAGTGGTAATACATTTGCTGATATAACACCTAACAGGTATCCAGGTGGTCTCCCTTCGTACCTGGCCGAAACATCAAACCCCTATCGATCAGGAAATATGCAAAACGTTGGACCGGTTGAAAAGGTTATGGTAGGTCCAGGTCTGAATGTAGGAGCCGAAGTTCCAGCATACGGTGGGTATCAACAACTTTTCAGAGTAAAACCACCGAATGTTGGTGCTTACAAACTAACAACTTTACCAGGTAGATCAGGTCCAGCAGGGGACGTGACAGGAGGACGACAACAAGAAACGGCTCTTCTCCAACACAAGATTGCTCCTAAAACGGCATTTTTACCCACCAGACGTCCTCCTCTTCAAGGGCGTGCTCACGAAGTCACTGCTCCTACCAAACGTGAAAGTTATGAGAAGACGAAAAGACCAACTGCTCGATCAGAAAACACGACACGCATGGATGGTTTGCAGTACGCTCCAGCCAAGAGCACAGTAAGCGCTTTACAAATGTCTCAAGATCCTACAAGAAACAAGGGTGATATATACAACTACAATGGACGTACCAGTGGAGCAGCTCCTGGTATTTCCAGCTTTCACGGCTCTTACACTGACGTCCCTAATGAGCTTCGGTTAGCGGTGAACAGGGGTAATCCAGATAGAGCAGGTAATGCAGGTCGGATGAACGTGAAAACAAATAACCCTGGTAATTTAACAGCGGTACGAATTGATAATACGGATACACGGGGTCGTGTCAATCCAGTCAACGGCGGAAACTACCAGCAGTACGTGAAACCATTGTATCAAGACGGTATCAAGACGTTCAAGGGACTAGAAAATCCTAGGGCTACCTCTCAGGCACTGAGTGTCGCTCGCAGAGTGCTTGCGACCAATCCATTAACAAATTAAATTGACTAATAACAACAATGGAACATATACTCGAAGTTGACAGTAGTGAACGAGATTGTATAGAGTTCCCTAACCCGAATGACTACACGGTCGCTTTAAATACTCCTATATATAACATTACAAACCTCAAACTCATATCAGCGCGTATTCCTACGTTCCAGTTCATGATTAACGCTGGTAATAAACAGTTTGATGTTGATAATCGGACGATTATTTTGACCGAAGGTAATTATGACGGTACATCGTTAGCTTCTATGTTACAAACATCATTAGCTCCACCTACATCGAACATAGATACGGTGAGTTTTACTAGTGGCACGAATGCTCTTACGTTTTCGAATACATTGTCTAAAAATTTCTCGATGAAATTTTACAGTGGGTCAAACGGGTACACGAGTAAGACAGTGTACGGTACACCAGCCACTGTACTGGGGTTCCAAGCGATCGATACACCTTTTACGTCAACTATAACATCAGGTGCAATCGATCTCACTGGACCATCCAATCTCATCATACGTGTCGCCTGTAATGATGACGACCTGGAAAAAGCTCTTTATGTAGATGGAGCCACGTTTAGTTTTGGTTCG